CGTCAGTTAACATTCCTGAAGTTTTTAATGATTCTCGATCATTCGTTTACTCGAATTCATTGGAATATTCTTTCCATGCATTAAAACATCATTATAATTTAAATGTTCTGCGGCCTTTTCGGCTCAGGGCCCCCCAGCCAGAGTATATTTGCACGGATACCGACCAGGTGAGGTTGGTGTTCCAGAGAGTGGTGACCTTAGTGAGGCTTTCAAGCTTCGTTCTTATGCTCCTCCACCTATTACTGGCGGTCGAAGGCCCTATCGAGTCTCTCTTGGCTGTCATTATGATGGCGCTGCAACTCCTGTTTGCGATTTTAGAGATCCAGCTACCCTACTCAGAGGTTGCAAGAAAAGAATCGGTCCCATTATGCCTAAGGCCGATAGCCAGCTTATGGATGAATTACACGTTTTCAATGATATGTTCATGCGTACTTACTTCTCTGATTGTATTTTGGAACATGATGAAGATCTATCAGTTAAAACCTGGTTAGAAGGTACGCATTATCCACTTTACAGACGCGAAGAGCTCTATAAAATTTATAAAACAACGGAGCAATTCCGACATAGAAAAACTCGTGAAGTAAAGGTTCATGGAAAAGACGAATCATATTCTAAATTCGCAGAAGCTAGGGGTATTTATGCCCGAACTGATGAATTTAAAATTGACTCTGGTCCGCTATTCGCAAAAATATCAAAGAAATTCTTTAATAAACCATTCTTCTTTAAGAATATACGCCAATTCGATAAGATTAAACACTTAAAGAAGCGAATGTCGCGTAATGGAATAGCGTGGGATTCAGACTTCTCATCATTTGAGTCTACTTTTCAAAAAGAACAAATGGAGTTTGAATTCAATTTTTACAAATATTGTTGTGGCAATAATCCATATGCACTCTCAAAATTAGAATATATAAAGAGTGTATTGACAGGTAAAAATATATGTAAATCAAAATATTTTACATTTGAGGTTGATGCTAGACGAATGTCAGGAGAGATGAATACCAGTTTGGGTAACTCCTATTTCAATTTGTTGATCTCAGCCTTCATTGCATATAAATCAGGTAATAGTTTGGACGAAATTATGGCTTCTATACTTGTCGAGGGAGATGATTGTTTGTGCAAAACAACTATAGTACCAGACGTATCTTTATATGAGAAGCTAGGGGCCAAAGTAAAACAAAACTATTACCCAGATCCGGCACATGCAAGTTTTTGTGGCATGATATTTGACATGGATTCGGAACAGATAATTGTGGATCCTATAGATAAATTATTGAATTTATTTTATACTAATGAGAATTATCTGAATTCAAAACAATCTGTACACAATGATTTGCTTAAGGCTAAAGCTATGTCTTTATTGTACTCTTATCCTGGCTGTCCTATAATTGGTGAAGCATGTAAATGGATAATGAGAAACACTGTAACTGCGGATCCCTCTAGGATTCTAAAAACTAATTTATCAGTGTTTGAAAGAGAGAAATGGAATGACATTTTGAAAACTCCTATACCATTCGAAGAACCTAAGCTGAAAACTCGATTATTGATGGAAGAAAAATTTCAAATACCAGTAGATTTTCAACTTAGATTAGAATCACATTTTAAAACCATGGATAAGTTGGCTCCATGGTCATTCCCAGAACTGTTGGAATATTGTAAACCAGAATATACGCTCTATTATGATATATACTCAGTTAAATCACCTATTTCTACAGCAGCTTTGCTGTCCGAGAAATTTCTCTAATATAAATTAAAATCCTCCTATGAGGGGTTAACGCAATAAACATATATTCATTATGTCTAATACTATTTCAGATAGCCTCGCGACTAAGATCGAAAGATCCGAAAACAAAATTACTGCAGTCCTTAATGCCTGCGATGTTGGAGCTCCTGGTCAATCTTGGATTGACTGGGTCTTCGACCCATTTAAAGACGACAAAGGGCGTGCCCCCTGCGTCGGACGACCTGACGGAGATCAGAGAAACATAACAGTGTCAACTTTGGTTGAACAGGTTATGATCTCTCGTCCTGCCAGTGTACCTGCTGGATCAACATGGGATTGCCATGTTGTTAATTTGCAACAAAATAATGTTGTACCAGTAACGGAATGGGAGTTTCTTGATAACAATACTCTCAGAGATTATAATCCCTCTCGACCTGCGTATAATTACGGAGGGGTTCAAGTCATGGCTGGACCGGCTGGTTCAGCATTAGGAATGCCACAAACGGTTGCAAATATAGGTGTTCCTTATGCTTATTATGGCGGGCAAAATAATGCTCGAGTAATAGGAAAAGCCCATCAAATCATCAATACCACATCTCAATTAAATGTTCAGGGTAATTTGATGTATTATGAGAAAACATTGGAAAGTCCAGAAGACACGATGCAGACTTTCACTTTGGTGGATGCAGGGTCTGCTGTGCGATATGGAGTCCTTGAATTCTATAATGACGGCCATTCATTCCAAAATCCTTCAACTTTATTGCAAGTTCCAAAAACTAGGCAACATGAAGCGAAATTTGGAGTTTATCAGGTTGCTGGAGAATGTGATGACCAAAACATCTCCGGTACTGATAGAGCGGTAGGTATTGCAATACTGGATGTTTCTAGTCCGGCAGGAGCATACATAAATCCACCTGCGTGGGTTTTGTCTCCTCCTACAGCTCTTGCAAGTCCAAGCATTAATACAATTTATTATCCTTTTAGAAGTCCCTTCAATATAATTGGAAGTTATTTGACAGGACTATCCTCCGAGACAACCTTGATGGTTACGGCTACGTGGATAATAGAAACAGCACCTCCAGTGGGAGATGTGCGAATGATGAGCTTGGCCTTTCCAGCTCCTGCACGTGATAATTGTGCTTTGCAAATATATTCTAGAATAAATCATGACAAACCAGCAGGTTGCAAGTTGAAAGATAATGCAATCGGCGACTGGATCCAAACTATTGGAGACCTTGCGGCCATGGCAGGAGTGCCTGGTGCAGGATTGCTCTCCACGGGTGGAAAATTGGTTAATAAAGTTCAAGAATTTTACAATGATTACGGGAAAGATTGGGTAAGTGGCACTAAAGGAAATAATCCCAGCCAGAAAGCTATAAAATCAGCGGATGATAAGAAATATGATAAGCTTTTCCCAGGTACTTACAGTGCACCAACACGACGCATGCCTCAAAAGAAAGCGAAAGCTCCAAGAAGGGTCGTTGCTGCAAATCCTCCGAGAAAACGGAAGAATGTACAAAAATCTCAAAAGAGAAAATAGATCCCTGTGAAGGGATCTTAGGGTTCTTATAAATTTCAGATCACAACTGAAACCTCTTAAGATGAAATTATATTTGTTGGTTTTTGTGCAAACCAACCATGCTCCTTATACTAGTTGGAGCTTAACCAACTGGTCCCAGACACAACTGAGGTTAACAAAGGGG